GTTATGACCTTAAAACGCGATTTAGTTAAGTATGTTCGAGACAAAGCAAAGTCTAAATATCAGAAAGGATCCGAATGTTTCATTTGCGGGTCCACAGAGAATCTAGACTTTCATCACTTTTATGGATTAACCGAGCTTCTAGAAACATGGCTCCGGAAAAATAAAATTTCCATAACATCTGAGGAGGACATACTAAGTTTGCGAGAAAGGTTCATCGAAGAACACTTGGAAGAAGTTTATGAACAAGCTGTTACCATTTGCCATGAGCATCATTTGCAATTACACTCCATTTATGGAAAGCGCCCACAGCTAGTAACTGCAAAGAAACAGCAAAGATGGGTACAAATTCAGAGAGATAAACATGGCATGGTATAACTTTTGGAGGGCGGAGAAAAAACTGGATGTAGAGGAAAAAGAGAACCCTGCCCAGTACATTATCGCTCAAAACGAAGGCTTCTTTCTAGAAACTCGTGAAGTCGTAACAAACTATAGAAATGCTTATGAGCAGTTAGAAGTTGTAAACCGCGCAGTCAATATGATTGTAGACGATGTTGCGGAAATTCCTTTTACTGTTGGTGAGCAGCTCGTCGGTGTAAATAATATTATTAAGAATATTCGACGTTCTAAGATTGATCTTCTGCTAAATAAAGAACCGAACCCTTTTCAAGATGTAAGTGCTTTTAAAAGAAATCTAATCATTGATCTTCTCATTGATGGTAATATCTTCATCTACTTTGATGGAGCGCACTTATATCATTTACCAGCCGATAAAGTTACTATTGAAACTGATGAAAAAACTTTCATCAAAAAGTATTCGTATGACCATACGATTGATTACTCGCCCCGAGAGATTATTCACATCAAAGAAAACTCGTTTAACTCGATTTTCCGCGGTGTCCCTCGGCTGAAGCCAGCCTATCGTACAATGCAACTGCTGGGCAGCATGAGAGCATTTCAGGATAATTTCTTTAAAAATGGGGCGGTTCCTGGTTTGGTGTTGAAATCGCCAAATACACTCTCTGAGAAAATTAAAGAGAGAATGTTGCAGGCATGGGTAGCTCGGTACAATCCGCAGTCGGGAGGCCGCCGACCACTGTTCCTCGATGGCGGATTAGAGGTTGAAAACCTAACAGAGATCAACTTTAAAGAATTGGACTTCCAAGAAGGTATTAAGTCGAATGAAAGAATTATTCTTGAGGCGATGGGAATTCCTCCGATTCTTCTAGATGGTGGTAATAATGCGAACATTCGCCCTAACCATCGTCTATACTATCTGGAAACAGTACTACCGATTGTTAAAAAGATACGGTATGCTTTTGAAAGATACTTCGGCTTTTCTCTCAAGGAAGATGTGACGGGTATTCCCGCACTTCAGCCTGAATTGAGAGATGAAGCCGCGTACTACGCTACCCTTGTGAATACGGGAATTCTAACCCCAAATGAAGCTAGGGAGGCTTTACAATTTGAAAGGATCGAAGGATTTGATACACCCAGAGTTCCTGCGAATATCGCAGGTTCGGCCGCAAATCCAGAAGAAGGCGGTAGACCGCAAGAAGCGTCGCCTACAGAGGGCTAAATATGACAAAACACATGATGCTAAAGGCTTTGTCAGAGTTCTTAGCCGCTCGAGGAGTAGAAACAATTTCGCTAGCAGAGTACAAAGCTCTCGGCGATAAAGCTCCTGTAAAGGATTTTCTACTTCGCAGAGCGTTCGGAACTTGGACAAGAGTTCTTAGCAATATGCACAAACGGTTCCCGGCACCTGTAAAACCGGCACCGAAAGCTGCTCCGGCACCGAAGCCTACTCCGGCTCCGGCACCTAAAGTGGAAGCTCCGAAACCGGCTCCTAAGCCTGCTCCGAAGCCTCCGGCAGCCAAGGAGTAAATTATGGAAAAAATCTTCCACTGGACAAGCACCTTTAAAGCTCTTGGCGAGACAGATGATGGTGGTCTCGACATTAAAGGATCTGCGAGCACCAATGCTCTTGATCGTGCAGGAGATATTATCGAGCCCGAAGCATGGGTCAAAGGTGGTCTAGACAACTTTAAGAATAATCCTGTTATTCTTTTTAACCACGATTACAATCGTCCGATTGGTCGTGCTAAAGATGTTTCTGTAACCGAGAACGGTTTAGAACTAACCGCTCGCATTTCTAAATCTGCGGGTGAAATTAGGGATCTTATTAAAGATGGTGTCCTTGGAGCTTTTTCTGTCGGTTTCAAAGTCA